CTATTTTCGAGGCGTGCTCAAGCTGTGCCTTTTGTATGCCACTATTTATAAAATTTAAAAACAGATAGACCTAAATGGTCGGAAAGAGACACACAATGAAAATTAAAATTACAAACAACGTTTTATTAGACGCTTTTAGACATTCTTACGCATCAATTGATGATATAGAACGAGGATTACAGATTGAACGCAAGCATATGCCTCAATTAGTAACAGACATTATTGGTGATGATATCCCTGTATCTAATGGATTTATCATTTACCCATGTAAATCACAATATTCACCTCTTGATGCTCAAAATGTGGATTTAGAATACATATTAGATCAGATTTATGATTCGCAACATAAGTCATATAAAGATCATGCTGAGAAATCAGAGTATTTTGATGATATCCGCTATAAGCAATTCTGTAAAAACAAGAGTACACTATATCTAGAAATGGATGACTTATATGGTCATCATTACACTATGAATGCATATGATGCTTTTAATAAGTGGCAAGATATATTTGATACTTTTATTAAGCAAGGTTCTGTTGCTTGGTATTCTCAAAAAGATTATTTTGCAGCCTCTATGGTATTTAACTATGTTGACTGCTATCTTGAGATGACAAAGAGCAATTCATTTGCTGAATTTACTGCAGCAGCTTATAGTCTTTCTTCATGCTTATACAATGCATTAATTTCATATTTACTAAATGGTAATTTAGTCTTTGTAGATCAAGGTATATATATTGACAATAGTTTTGGTCTATTCTATTGCTATTTAGCAGAAGAATTGGCATGGGCTTTCGGTGCAAGAGTACTTGGAGCTGAACTAAGTATGAAGGAGCTAAGAGCGTAATGGGAATAATAAAGCGAAAAATAGTGACTGGGATTGAAGATCAGTCATATGATACATATTTACGTGAGGCAGCACGTCAAGCTGCTGCACGATTCAATAATATTGCTAACATTGCAAATGAGGCTTACACAGGTATAATTACTAGTGAGAAGAAATTTCAACGACTATGTAAGATAGCTGCTACTACTCCTCACAATGTTGAAAAGAGTATGGAATCTAAAGCTGAAAAGAAATATATCTTTCGTCAGGGTGGATCATACTCTAAACAGCAATTAGTATCAGGGCTTGGAGATTATTTTGAAACAGTTCACTGCGACCAAGATCCAACAGATGATTGGGTTGAGGCAGCGCAATATCTTGCATATATTACACATATGCCTGATCAAACTGATGTTCAATTAATTGAAACTTCTCCTCGTAGACTGTTCAATTGTTATAAAGGTGATCATCGATCATTTGGAGGATTAACATATCTAGGTGATCGTAGAGACTATCCAGCTCAGGTTGCTGGAATCTCGCAAGCAATCGCATCACCATATAACATTGATCCCACAATTGCCGGCATGGTATTAAAGGATTCTAAATATAGAAATATATTTATGGATAGTTTTGCAAATTATTATCGTGAAGCTATGTTTCTATATAGGATGTTTGAAAGATGGCATGCTATGCCATTTGATTCAAACCAAGGCGATGAGCGCTTAGCATATAAGATTATCACTAAGGATGCACAACATTCTTATGGTGGTGATTATGAAGCTATGGATAAACACCATAGCTTTGATGCAACATATAAGCTTCTCACGCTCATTATGATATGGTTCAGATATTCTACTAAAGAAATCAAGAAGATACAGTTCTGGATAGAAGATCTTTTTGAGCAATCTGTTGTAGTATGTGATGAATTATGGACTCCTGAGGAATATGTCAACTTTCTGTCTGGCTTATTTCCTACCCATGATCTTGAAGGCATGGAAAACACATTGATTCTAACTCGTTCTGCTTTAGACTGTTCACTAGAAGTGAGTGTTTCATCTCGCAAACTTAAAGCTAATCAAGTGTATATTGTAGTCTGCGGTGATGATTCTATAGTACTCTTTGGTAAAGGGACTAGCACTCAAAAACAAGAACAATTTAAGCAAGCGCATCAAAAAAGAGCGGCAGAGTTTGGTCAGATTGTTAAACTTGAAAAGGTTGAAGAATCTGATGCTGTTGCATTTTTCTGTAAGAAGGCATATGCTCTGCGCTATGATGTCAAAGGCTATAAACAAGGTGCAAATGTTGACAACAACATTATAGCTTGGCCTAAATATAGTCTTATGAAGACCATAAACTGTCTTTATCATCCACTAAACTATCCAACTTGGGAAACCGCATCCGAAAAGTTGTTATGGTTTTGCTCAGTGTATGATAATGCTTATGGAGATAAAATGTGGAAGGCAGTTCTGAAAAATATTGTTGATCAAAACCAGCAATTATTTACTATTGAGAACATCAATGCACTTCTTAATATGGAAGAGCTGCCACAGCACTTCGAAAGCGAGATAAAGAAGGACTGGTGGATGCAACAAGTGTTTGATAAACACTTTGTTAAGCGAAATCATACAGTTCTTGCTCTTATTGAACTTCTAAGCTAATTATTTATTCTGTGGATAATTAGTTTCCTGCCGTGAGCACGCTAGGTAGTCGGC